AAAAAAATAGACGCGATTAAATCTCTGTTTGGTTTTTAGAATGGAGTCAAAAGTCAGAAATATTCGCTACAAGGCAAGTGATATTCAACATCCCCAAGTAACAAATAAACCGCGTTTAATAAGTCCCTACAATCCAGAAGAAACGGTATTAGATCATCAGTCTACTACAAAAATAATCAATCCACTTGTTATTAATAATAATATTAATAGTAATACTAATACTATAACAAAATTGAAAAGGTTATTTGGTCTATAAGATAGACGGTATAAAAGTATTTAGTGTATTATAAAATGTCAATTAATGTAGATTAATTGGCATTAATGTCGCATGAGAATGTTATTTTAAGAATAAAGTTAATAAATATATCTGAATTAATTATAACTAATAAAGATGTATATATTTGTGAAAATATGACTATAAAGAGACGTATTAATAAATTTATAGAAGATAAACTTACTCCAATTAAAGAAATTAAAGATATTTCCCTTATTGATGAAGGAATTAAGGTATTAAAATTACATATATTAGCATTAATGGTGAAAGAAGGTTGTTATCTTCCGTGACCGCCTCCACCTCCTCCACCACCACCTCCACTACCGCCTGCTCCTGGCGCACCGCCATTTCCGCCTCTTCCACCGCCACCCCATGGACGGCCACCACCTGGATATCTGCCGCTGTCACCCCCTGGATATCTGCCACCATTCCAATGGCGATGACCTATGCCTCGTCCATAGCCATATCCTCCATCACCACCACCAGACCACCATCCACTCCAGTAAGGCCACCAGTTATAACCAGCCCAAGGATATACAACAGTTTCTGGATATACAGGTAACTGATCATATACAACAATAGTAGCCGGTTTATTATAGATAGAACTTATGAAATAAATCGCATATCCAGCTGCTGCCCCGTAAAGGATAAAAAGGAATACATCTAATACCTTCATCTCTCTAATATTATATTTAATAAATTTCTAAGCATTCCACCATCCTGTGTTTATAATATACTGAATAGGTTTGCTAGTATTATCATAAATATCTAAGCTAACCTTTTTTATAGGTTTAGGTGTATAGCCCCAGTATCCCACGGCCGTTTCAGCAGGAATAGGGAAGGTTGGACGCATTCCTCCAGTAGGAGAGGCTCCAGGGCTGCCGAATTTATTGGGTTTGAATCCAGTTCCCTTTTCTGGCCAAAATTCCGCTTGACCAAACTTAAAAGGTTGGCCGTCATACATTCCTACTTGATTGCTGCCCCAAGTTGGAAAAAGCTTGTTCATGGCATTTGGAAAAAGTTTTTGCGCTATAGGAGAATTGTATATGACAGTAGTCCCTGGCGTATATTCAACCGAGTAGAACATTTGAATTATTAAAAATATAAGCGTTATTGTGACAACACCGTAGATAATTGATAAAATCCCACTTTGTGCCATTGTTCCTAATATATTTTTATTTTAAAAATACAATAAAAATATAATATTTGGTTTTATTTAGATCAACAAATGATAACTTTTAGTAAGTAAATGATGTTCTAAATCGCTCTTTCTCATTCATTTGTGTACGTTTTCCCAGAAACTTAAAATATCGCTCTGCTAAACGATATTGTATAGGTTTCATATCTTTTATTACTTCTAGACGAACTTTCATAATCATACCAACCTGCCATATACGTTTATGAGGATATTTTTTGTTTTTGTAGAGTGATTCAAGTCTATTAATTGTATCTTTTACATCATCTACAGTTTTATATTTTATCGGAATTGTATCTTTTGGATTTTTATCTATATACACATTGAAGGATTTTTTTGGGTTATTTGGATTATATAAAAACTGTCGCCTTGTTTTAGATCCTTTATTTTTTCGCTTTTGTTTTCTTTTTCGTGTAAACGACATTATACTATTATAATAGTATATGATTAAAAATATAAGTCTAAAATATAAGTCTAAAATTCAGTAACAAGCGAAAAGCTCATCTCCTCTTGGTTCTTGCCAACACCCGCCTTGGCATAAGATGTTACACGTTTCTCAAAGAAGTTGTCCTTACCCTCAAGCGAGATGCGTTCCATAAAGTCAAACGGATTAGATGTGCTATAAATCTTGCCATAACCAAGTTGTGAACACAGACGATCAGCTACAAATTCAATGTAATCCGCCATAAGCTTATTGTTCATGCCAACAAGATGGCATGGAAGGGACTCTGTAATAAACTGCTTCTCAATCTTAACGGCCTCACGAATAATCTTATGTACTTTCGTCTTCGGCAGCTTTCGTTCAATTTCCTCATAGAGGGCACATGCGAAGTCAGTATGAAGTCCTTCATCGCGGGCAATAAACTCATTAGAGGTGGTTAGACCAGGCATTAGGCCGCGCTCCTTTAGCCAGTAAATGGCACAGAAGGAACCGCTAAAGAAGATGCCCTCAACAACGGCGAATGCGACAAGACGCGTGGCAAAGTCCTCGGTAAGGGATTCAATCCATTTCTGCGCCCATTCGGCTTTTTGCTTAACACATGGAATGGTCTCAATAGCTTTAAAGAGACTTAGTTTCTCATCTTTCTCGTCCACATAGGTATCAATAAGAAGAGAATACATCTGGGAATGAATTGCCTCCATCATGAGTTGAACGGAGTAGAATTGGCGGGCTTCGGCAAGTTGAATTTCAGTCATAAAGCGTGAGGCAAGATTCTCCTGAATAATGCCGTCAGACCCTGCGAAGAATCCAAGAATATTTTTAATAAACATTTGTTCATTTGCACTAAGTTTTACCCAATCTCTCATATCCTTTGTTAGATCAATCTCCTCAACTGTCCAGAATACGGCTAGATGCTCCTGATATTTCTGAAATAGTTTAGGTTTCTCAATGGGAAATAGGGTAAAACGGGTGGGATTCGGCTTTAGAATTGGTTCAACGAATCCGTCTAAAGTTTCAAGACCATCTAGCTTAGCCATTTTTGCCTTGAGTGCTGGGGAATTAACAGCGGACTTGGATAGTTGTGGGCTTTTTTGAATATCCGCCATTTCCGACGCGATATTAAAACCGGAGAAAAGAGATTTGTCCATTTTACAGCATATTTTTACGCATAAATATACATCAATTTTATCGTTTTTGTAATGTAAATTAATAAATTCCTTAAAAATATAAACCTAAAGTTTTTTGATAAAGTACAATAAATGGAAATTAATTATATATGTTCTCTAGGTTCATTTTGTCATACAGTAGGCTATTTAAAAGAGAATAAATTACGCTATTGCGCATATCCATTTGATGGTATTGTATCTTCTCCAGATATGGTAACAGATTGTTTAGGAGATGATTTTAAACTTTTTTTAGATAGAACAAGATATGAAGAATATATAAATTGGGATGGTAGTGTATCATCAAATCATAAACTTTATGGTAAATTTTGTCATACATTTGGACTAAATAAGGAAAAAATCTTAGATATAACTTTTAGACATAGTAATGTAACTAAAGATAAGGATTATAATTCCCTTGTAAGAAAAGTTGAGAGATTTAGAATGCTACTTAAAAAAGAAGAACCAAAACTATTTCTCCTTTTTTCACAGGATGAAGAATATACAAAAAAGGAAATAAATGAATTAAATAATATGTTAAAAACTAAAACTACAAATTATCAAATAATGTGTATAACAATGTTAAATGATTTTCATCCACATCATACAATAGAGGAAGTAGATAATATTAAATTTATAAAATTATATACATATGGACGTAGTAATGGTGGTAGAATAGTGTGCAGTTTTGGTGATGAATATTTAGATAACTTAATAAAGTCATATTATAATTTTCAACTAAAAGATGATATTAAACTAGATAATGGGAGTATTTAACGATAATCCCGCTGGAAAAAAGCCTAGACTCCGTCTCGGATATGGAACTCCGAATAGAGCCCGAAGATCTATAAAGTTACTTAAAAAACAGCCAAGGCAGTATCAAGTACAGGCTACACAAACTTTATACTATAGAGCAAAGTATCATAAACATCAGACAAAAGGGATGCGAAATGCGATGAAGATTCTGGGTAAGTTTAGAAAAACACTCAAAAAACAGAAACATAAAAAATAATTTAGTTTAATTTTATATTTCTATATTTGCCAGTTAATCACACTCTTACCCATTTCTCCTAATAGCCCATTAATTGCGCTAAACGGCTTACTATCAAAGAATCCTCTATGCGCACTTAGAGGAGAGGGATGTGCGGATTCTATTATACGATGGCCATTCTTATCTAAGTATAATCCCAATAGTTTCTTTTTAACTTGTGCGGATTTACCCCAAAGTACGAAAACAATTTTTTCAGATTTTGCGGCAATTGAACGAATAATTTGGTCTGTGACTTCTTCCCAGCCAATCTTTGAATGTGATTGAGGTGCCCCTTCTTCAACCGTTAAAACTGTATTAAGAAGGAATACACCCTGATTAGCCCATGATTCTAAATTGCCATGCGATGGTTTAGTAAATCCAACATCCGATGCGAGTTCCTTGTAGATATTCCGCAATGACGCAGGAATGGGTTTAACATCTGGTAGCACTGAGAATGCTAATCCATGGGCATGCCCTGCTCCTGGATAAGGATCCTGACCGAGAATAACAACCTTAATTGATTCAAGAGACGTTAGTTCTAGAGCCCGCCAGATATGGTCTTTAGAGGGGAGGAACTCTTTATTTGATAGAAGTGTAGAGAGTTCCAAAAGTTTTTCTTTAGATGATTCAAGTGTGCTTTTCCATCCAGCAGGAATTGAGTTATAGAGCCAATTATCGGTATTGTCAGTCTCTAAAGCATCCAGCTTTACAACCTTAACTGCGGTAATCGCCTTAGATGATTCAGCAAGAAGAGGTTTCAAATCAGCAACCAATTCTTCTTCAGCCCTAAGTGTACTTAGAACATCTTCATAATCTGTCTTAGTTAGAAGCTTAGTATAGAACTCCTTCACTTTGGGATGTGCCCTAAATGCGGTTTTATCAAAGTCATGTACATATAGAGCTTCCAAACTACGCACACGAGATAGTGCTACATATGCCTGACCATACTCAAATATACCCGAGCCAATATCAACAAGGGCAGAATCTAACGTGGATCCCTGAGATTTATGGGTAGTAACTGCGAATGCTAGTTGTAGAGGTATTTGAGATCGCGATACAAATTCATAGTCTTCAATCGGCCAAGTGTGCGATCCAATTGTCTTTTTAGTACCATTAACAAATTCAACAATAGGAAGTTCTGAATAAGAGCAAAATCCAGTAACAACTCCTCGCGAGCCATTAACAAGACCCTCATTAGGATTAGTATTGGCAATGAGCATTACTTGTGCGTCAAGCATAAGTACAAGCTCCTTTGAATATGAAGCACCCGAATCAAATAGTGATAGAGCTTTTTGAAAGGCTTCATCAGTTTCGGTAAATCCATCTGGAGTTTTCCCATCATGTACAAGACGTGCTTTATAGGTATATTGTCGTCCTTGGAGCGCTTTTAGATTAGTATCATTAATCATATCAACTTCGGCGCGCCGAGGGAATAGCAGAGTAGGACGAATCTTATTGTCTTTCCACTCGCGTCCCTGCCGCTGGGTAAGAATCTTTACAGATTCCTTTGATAAAGAACCAG